ATTTTTTGCTCCTTTTTATTAATTATCGTCTATCATAACTTGCGCTTGTTGTACACCTTGCTTTGCAAGACTAACTCCCGCACGTAATTTAGCTAAATCTTCGTTTTGTTCAAGTTTATCTTCTGCAATATCACCTTGTTGCATCAATCTTGACTTAGCAATGTCTATTTGTGCCTTATCATATTCTTTTTTACGCTCATTTTCCATTGCACGAAGGTCAACTTCTCTAGATTTTAGTTTTAAAAGAGGATCAGAATCAAATTGTGATGTAATTTTCTTCTCTTCGTTCATAAATTCCTCTGTCATCTCTGCAATCAACACTGCTTTTCTTGATTCAATAGCATTTGTTGCTTGTTGTAGCTGTTGTGCAGCCGCAGGATCTGTTGCTGCTAGTTGTTGTAGCTGCATCATCTGTTGCATTTGTTCTCTAAACTCTAATTGTACTTGTTCTTGCGCCATAATTGATATGTGTTCAAGAATATTTTTTTGTATCGCAGCCATTATTGCAGGATTATTTCTAACCATGTTAGTTGACATGAAATTTAAATGTGCTGTGATGTGTGCTCTGTGATCTTGACCAGGAAAAGCTTGAAAAGGTTTACCAGCTAACGCATTTATGTGTTCCATACTTGGGTCCATAGGTGCATTTGGTGCTGGTGGTGGTAAAACTGCGTCTACATTTTTTACACCGATTGCTTCATACATGTTTCTGTATACTTGATACAAGTTATGTATTTGTGGTTGTGATGTTGCAAGTTGTAATTGTGTTTGTGCAAGTGTAATTCTTTGTGACATAGAAAATATGTTTGGATCTGCAACAGGTATTACATCTACTCTTTGATCAAAGTCTGTTTGTTTAATATTTCTTTGTCCACCTACAACATCGTATGGATATTCTGGTGGTAGGTATTGTGATACAACTTTAGATAAAATTCTAAATTCATCTTTCATAGCTGCATAACATCTTTTGTGTATTGCAGACATAACTCTTGAACCTCTTTCAAGAAGAGCAATCGTAGTTCCTACAGCTGCATTTTGTTTTGTGTCACCAACTTGCATATCAGCTATTGCTGCAAATCTTTGACCTGCTTGCACAACAACTCCTAATAATTGTAATAGTGTTGGTGATGGTTCTTTATATGGTAATGGAAAAAATGCATCTCTTAAAGATCCACCCGGTGCATCTACATCTTTAAATTCACCCGGTTGTATTGGTGATGCTTCATCTCTAACTCTAACGCCTCTTTGTTTAAAACCTGCAGGTAAATTTGCTAGTGTTCCTGCATCTAGTAATTGACGGAGAGCCGTAGTTGCCGTACGACTCAATCCGCCAATCATGTGAATGAGTCCAAAGCCATAAAATCCTAGTCCTGGCAGAAATTTGAAGTGGACAAAATATTGGATTTTATTTTTCTTTAGATCATCGGGCGCATAGTTTCTCCGTATAGAGAGAACTAATCGGCTACCTTCGTCAACTGTGACGATGTAAGGTAATTTTATTCCAGTGGGTCCTTCAGAGTTTGTGTCTTCAAACCCCTCTAAATCTAAATTAACGTGACACTCCAACAAAGTATACATAGATTCTTGTCTACCTGTTTTTTTAGTGCCATCTAATTCTCTTTCTTTTTTCTCTAAATCATTTTTTTCAACATTATCTGGTGGACCTAATTCTATGTCTCTATAAAAACCAGACACTTGTTGTTTTCTTAATTCGTTTTCTGACATTTTTACTATGTGTATAATTGCTTCAGCATCATCTAAACTTGTAGCTGTATAAGGCACAACCAACTCATCTGCAGGCACAAATTTTGATACAGCTCTACCTAATGGTACGTCGTAATAAACTTTTTTAAATGTAGATCCTGCAAGTGGTAAGTGAAATAACATTGAGTCAAACTCTTCTTCGTATTCTTTCATTTGATCCATCACAAGATAGTTCATAAAATCTTTAACACGTTGTGCTTGTTGTTCTGTTGCAGGGTTTTTTATACCTATAATTTGTGTTCTTACAGGTCCATCGCTTGGTAATAATTCTTTGTAAGCTTGCGCTTGAAACTGTGTAACAGCCTCTGCTAATACTGGGTGAGTTGCACCACTTGCTCCTTGAAAAGGTTCTGTTCTATTTTCGTATTTAAAACCTAGAAGATCTAAACCTGCTTTATAAGATTGCTCCCAATCTTTTCTTGATGCTTTATAATCAGAATAATTTTGCACCATTTCATTACCAATGGGATCTAAGATTTCATCTGGTAAAATATCTGCTAAGTTATCAAAGTGAGATTCTGTGCCCGGTATATTTATAGCTCCCGGTTCAAAGTCTATCGTTGCTCCGCCGTCTTCTTCTGGTATGACCTCTACAGGTCCTTTTTCTGGTGTTTCTTCCTGAACAGCAACTTCAGCAAGTTCCTCTTCTGATGGAACTTCTATTTCAGTTCTAGTGTTCGGGAGTCCTTTATCTATATCTGCCATTTATACTCCTATATTTAAATACCACGTTTTAATAGTCCTGGCAACCCTTGTGGAGTTGGCCCACTTATTGGTGGTTTACCAGAAGAATCACCTGCTTGTTTTGCAATACCACCACCTGCAAAATTTAATGCTGTTGGCAGTAATTCTAAAATTCTCTCTTGTCTTTTTTCTTTAGCAATATCGCCCTCGGCAATTTTACCAAAAATATTCTGATTCACGGAACCTAATTGTTGTAACTCTGCTAGATCAATTGCTTTACCCATAAGATCTTGACCCTCAGTCATACCTGATTGTAATTGTTTAGCAAAGTCTATATCTTGAACTCTTGTTTGAAAAGATTGATCAGCAGCTTGTTTAGCTGCTGTTGCTTCTGCAAGATTTTTTTCTAGTATTCCTGTTCTATCTTTACCAAGTCTGCCTTTTATCTGACCTGTGTCATCTAATAATCTTTGTGCCTTGTCAACGTTAAGCGACGCATCTCCCAATGCTTGTGCCTCACTAACATAAGTTCTAAAATTATCTATCAATTGTTTTTGATTAGAGTTAAATTTTAATTTATCTAATCTTTCATCAAACGTACCACCTTTAGCTAAAAAGTCATTATTAAATCTATAGTCATCACCTAACATTAAATTAAATAAACTACCACCCATTGCCTCTTTAAAAGTTTTACCTTGAGATAACATATCATAACCAAGTATTCCTCCCTCTGTCAACGCAGTCAAAGCTATGGCTGCAGGGCCAAACAACCCTCTAAGTGCAAACGCATTCTTTAAACCTTGTCCTGCTTTTAATATACCGTTTGCAAGAACTTGTTCATTAGAACCTACCTTAACACCTTTCTTTAAAATTGATTCTAGTTTTTCTCTACCTTTAATTACACACGCACCACCAGAATTAAAATTAACTCTACCACCCAAAGCGAGTTTAGCTGTTGGACAACCTAATTCTCCAAGTTGTTGGGTAATTTTATTTTTTATGTCTGCCCTTGCCATGACATCTTCTGTGCTACCGGCGACTACGCTTTTAGTTGTAGTTCCAGGAGGAGCCATTATTTCTGTTGAAGTTTTAAATCCTAAATCTAAAATGTTTCCTTTTAAATTATAAGGATCAACAATAATTGGTTTTAAAACATTAGCAGCAGCTTTTCCTTGTGAACCACCTGTTGCGACAAGTTCTGATATTTTAAAATTAACAGTGTTTAATTGTGATCTTAATCCTTTTACATCAACACCTTTTAAAATTAAATTACGTAATCGTAATTGTTCTTTGTATAAAGGTTTTAATTCATCGTTTAATTGTTCTGCTACTACTTCATTAATATTTTTAGTCTGTAACGCTAGAGCATCAACAGGATAATTTATTCCTAAAGCTTTAGCTTGAAATATGTTTGCGGTGTGTGCTGTTTGATATTTTTGTCCAAGACCTGTTTTAGTTTTTTCTTTTTTAAGTCTCTCTTCAAAATTCTTACCTTCTCCAATTGCTGTGTCTCTTTTTATCTTAGCTTTTTTTTCACCTCCAGTATCTGGTGGACCTACCTTACTTGGTTTAAATTTAATACCAGCTGCTGTTAATTCTTCTTTTGCTTGTGTTAACCATCTAGGAGTTCCTGCTTTTGGATCTCTTTTTAAATTAAATTGTCTTATAACTTTTTTCTTTGCCTCAGCTGGAGTGTCCCCTTCTATGATAAATTTTTTTGCTAACTCTACCCTTTTTTGTTTGTCTGCAATTAATTTTTTATTTCTCTCTTCAATATTTTCTTTAACTCCAAAAACATTTCCCTTTTGAAAACCTTGTCCTGTTTCAGGGTCACTTCCCCCTTGTAAAGGAACTCTACCCCCATCATCAAACTCTTTTCTAAAACCAATGCCCATGGATTTGTCTTGTCCCTGCATACCTCCACCAATCATAAGTTCCCCACCACCGACAGGAAAGTTAGCACCAATCTCTAATCTATTAGGCACGCCCATTCCGATCGAAACATTTTCTAAAACAGGAACTTCTGAAAAATCTATGGGCACAGCTCTTTTAATAATTTCTTTACCAAACTCAACGGGATCGTTGGTTTCAAAATATTCTCGCATACGTTTTTTATCTTCACTAGGTCTAGTGAGATAGCCCATGAGGTCTTTAAACTGTGTTGGATTATATTTGTCAGCCATTATTCACCTAGCATTCTAGCAATACCACCTGATGCATAATCACCTTCACCATATTTATTTACTAAATAATCTGATTGTGCTGATCTATCTTCAGTGAATTTTTGAAATTTTTCTTGTTTCTCTACTGCTTTTTTCTTTTTAGTGCCTGTTAATTTTTTACCTGTAGCATACTCTTCTAAATTACTTACATCCTTCATTAAATCGTCGACGTTGTTAACAACACGCTCTCCATCAAATTCTATGTCACCATCTTGGTTTGCAACACGTGGTTCCGCTTCGCTTGCCTCAAAGCTATCTTTTGTTTTAAATCCACCTTCTTCTGTTTTACCTTGTCTAACTATAAGATCAACTTGGTCAGGATCATTTACAGCTCTTATTACGTTTCCATCTTTATCGGTCATGTGACCACCGACATTAATTCTAACAGAACCATCATCTAAATCTTGATAGACCGCAATCTCTTCATTAGGATTAATTTTTTTAGTATGCACAACCATTCTTTCTTTGTAAGCCAGGTCATCAGTTTTATCGACTCCCTCAGCAATAACTTTGTTGACCAAACTATCAAACCACTCTGGTTTACCAGCAACGTTAGGTGTTTTAATAACTTGTTTAACAGCCTCTTTACCTGTTTGCTTACCACCTAAACTAACAATACCAGATTTAGCAGCAGCTCCTGTTATTCCTAAAGCAGCTAACATTTTTAAAAAAGCACGTTTAGACATACTACCAACTTTTAAACCCACACGACCACCGTCTGCTTGTTTAGTCATGTTGCCTATATACAATCTTCTTAAAAAAGCTTTTTGTACTTCTGGAGACAAATCTTTTAAATAACTTAAATCAAAGCCTTCATAATCTCCTGTAGCAGTTTTTTTGCTAGAACCTATTTTTAAACCTATACGACCACCATCAGAATTTAATTTTCGACCACCTGCAAGTTCCATATTTTTTACCATTGTTTCAACATCAGTTATTGCTTCATTAATGTCTATGTTTTTATAAACATCTAGTCGACCTTTATTACCACCTTCATTTACCATTTTGTAAATCATGGGTTGGACATCTTCAGGGTATTTTGTTTTTATATCATCTAATAATTTTTTATCGGATTTTATTACATCCAATAAATTTTCTAAATATTCTTTTCTATTTGTCTGTAATAATTTTTTATGTTCCGGACCCATGATGTTTAAAATAGAACTATCTACGCTTTTAGGGTTTATAGATTTTAAACCTTGTGATCCTTTTCCAAAAAAATTAAGTATTGCTTTTAAAGCAGTTGTGCCACCTTTTAAACCTATACGACCACCTGACGCCATGCCCTCGATTAAAGGTTTACCTCTTTTTAAAATATCTGCAACGTCACCAGCACTTAAACCATATTGTTCCATAACATAATCTACTTGACCAGACTTACCAGATTTTAACATTGATTGTATATCCTTATCAGATACTTTAAATCTTTTCATTTGATTCACAAACTCATCAACAGTATTTTTTGCATCTTTACCTGGTGTTAAAGATATACCCATTTGTTTTGTCTCTTCATCAAACTTTGCTTTTCTTGCAAGAGGTATAGCATCTTCACCACTTAATACATTTTTATCTGGACTAAACGGAAATTTTTTAGACAACATAAATTCTCTCATGATGTCTTTGTCTCTTAAAACTTGATTAGCAATACCTGTAAAGTCTCCTTTTTTAGTTGCTTCAGCTATATTTTTTTTCATGGAATCTTCTAAAAAAATACTTTCCTTTAATTCTTCTTTGTAAATATTTTCTGCTTCTAAATCTATCATCCTTCGATCATCTAAACTAAGTTCATTATAATTAGCAGGTCTCTTTGGAAGATTAGGCACTATTACATCTCTTGGATGTTTATTGAATTTAGAAATATAAGCTAACTCAACTTGACTTTCATCACCGAAAAGTTTTACTTTTCCTTTTTCCATATCTTTTATTTCTTCTGAAAATGATTTACCAAACTTGCCTTCTATTACATTGTCTGGTGGAGGAGCTTTTGCTTTTAAAACGTTTGCAATATCTAATTCTTCTAAACCTCTTACAGTTCTTCTAAGACTACCTATGTCACTAAAAGCTGATGGATCTAATTTATATTTTTTTAATAATAGTGCTAAATTATTAGCCTCTCTTTCGACAGCTTCTTTAGTACCTATAGTCATGATTCCTTTCTCACCGACTTTAAGTAATCTTTGTCTGGCTAATAGTCTTAGTAATTCCATTAATAATACACTCTTCTAGGTTTCTCTGCCTTTTCGTCTACGTAATCTTCAGGGTGACCGATTAGACCGCCCTGTCTAAATCGCATAATTGCTTGTGTCGTAGAATCCACAAGGTCGTCATGATCGCCATATGGGAAAGCCGCACATTCCTCAATGACCTCCTCGGCAAATTTTTGCTCAAGTTCACAACAGGTATATCCATGTTCCGTAGTTCGTAAGTCAAGGGCAAACCACTAGCTTTTGCCTCAACTATAACTGATTCAGGCATCCAATACTTATACTGCTCTAATGCAAGACGTCTTAATTCTGGAAACTCGTATCTACCTTTTATGGCATCGAGTAATATTAAATTAGCACCTGAGTCTTCGTTAGGATAGAATATACCCCATGTCGTTATAGCAGAGTAATCTGCAGTTTCTTTTTTTAAAAATGCTGTATCATAACTTTGTATGACGTGATGTAGTTCTGGTATATCTTCACCGGTATAAGTTCTCCACCATTCACGTTTTAATATTGCACCTTCCTCACTAGTTGGTGACTGCATCCATTGTGCATTCCATTTAGCAACGGGTAATGTTGCTTGTACTTTCTCTAATTCATCTAGTTTCCAATACTCTGGCCATACAGGTTTGGGCTTTGTTCCGTGGTCCATGATTGCCGGAAACTCGACCACGTGCCATTGATCAGCTTTAGCCTCACTTTGATTTTTAATTAACATACCTGTTAGATCTTTCGTAGACCAACGTGTCATAACCAAAACTATTTTACCGCCTGGTTGTAAACGCTGACGGGGACCTGATGTATACCACTCGTAGGCTGACTCTAATGCAGTCTTGGACATTGCATCTTGCTCCGAGTGTGGGTCATCAATGATAAGTAAATCTGCACCACGACCGGTGATGGCACCGCCTACTCCAGCTGCAAAGTATTCTCCGCCTTGTGCTGTTTCCCAACGTCCCGCTGCTTTTGAATCCTCTTGTAAAGTTGTTTTAAAAATTTTTGCATAATCCTCCGAGTCGATTAGGTTCTTGGCCTTACGACCAAACC